CTATATAGGTATATACTTAGGTAGTTGACTATGTAGCATATAGCTATATGTTAAGGCAGAGAGTATAGCAGACACTAAGCTGTTAAGTAATAGCTGAGTATATCCTAAGTGTTATCTTAAATAGCTATACACTAAAGTAGCTACTATCTGCTGTAAGACCTAAGAGGTTATTAAGGATTCTACAAAGATTCACCAAGCTGTATATTAATAAGAAGTTAGCGATTAACGCTACACCTTTTTAGTGTGCAGCTTTATTTTCAACTTTGAGGTGTATAATGATTACTAGGCAAGGTATAAGAAATATGTGCGAAGTAAACCTAAGCGATTCACAAGTAACTACTCTGCTCTCTTTTGCAACTAATGTTGGAGTAGCTCCATTAGCTAATTCTAAGATTATGTTGCACTTAAATAAAAGATGTGTTAGTCACGCAGAGATTGAACTGAACAAGTGGAAGCACAAATGCGGAGGGGCTATCCTAGGTTCGCTATTATAATTAGTACGCAATAAACAGTATCTTATACAGAAGAATCAATAAGGGTTCTTTATAACAAGCGAGGTGTATATGAATGAACGTCAAGAAAGTATTGTGTTTAGCTTTGTACAAAAGTGGGCCTCATGCCCGTCAAGGATTGATGAGATGTTTATAAGTCTTTGTGAAATCTGTAATAACATCTTACCTGAGACAGCCGCACCTTCCTGGGATACAGCCCCTGAGTGGGCTAACTATCTAGCACAGGATGGTTGTGGTAGATGGTATTGGTATGAGACCCTTCCTAAGGTAGACGAAGATAGTTGTGAATGGCACAAAGAACCGTTAAGTGAGATGTACCAGGCAACAGTTAGTTCATGGGAGACAACACTCCAACAGAGACTAGAGAAGTGATTATGGGACATTTCAGCTGGGAAGATGCACCTGACTGGGCAATGTATCTAGCCTCTAGTAGGTTGGGCTATTTTACATGGTGTCAAGATGTGCCTGTATTCCACACACTTGGCTATCTTGTAAGTGGAAAAGGAAAGACTCGTGTAGCAACCGTCCAGACTTGGTGGGAGAGACTCGAAGAGGTAAGGGACTTTACACCTAATTGGGTAAGGTACGTTAGTGTAAGCTTCTATGGAAAAATTACTTGGCATGAGTCTAAACCGTTCTTGTGTACAGATTTATTAGCTTTCGTAGGAACAGCTAAGGAGCTTGAAGTCAAGTCTACACAGTATGTAATTAAACGTCCACAGGAGGATTTAGTATGAACAACCGAGAACGTAAACAACTATTAGCAGAAGGTAAGGTAAGTGAGCTCCTTGACCATTCAATCAGATGGTTAGCACTGGAGCGTCCACGGATGGTTCTTGATATGCGCCCTGATTACATGGTGCATAACTTTCTTGGATATGTGTTAGCGGTAGAGCCTGAGTGGGTAGTAAAGAATCATCCATTTGCTGTGCTGTTAGAACGCCCTCAGTTTATGGCTGAGACACAGCCTAAGTGGTGCTGGGCTAACAGCCGTATCACACTTCTGCAACACAACAAAGATTGGCTGCGGAATATGCAGCCGAGATGGTTGTGTGAGAACTCATGGGGAGAAGTCTCCCGCGAATGGTTACTTGTGAGTAGGCCAGATTTGTGTCTACAACGTCACCGTGACTGGGCTTTAGCTCAAGGACTAAAAGATGAGTAAACAATCTCGGAGAAGTACATTAGAAGAACGTCCAAAGGATAGTGTAAACTCACCAGAGACTCTTAGAGATTGTGTATTGAAAGTTGAAGGATTCTCTGGCAGATGGGTATCCCAAGACTATAACGGCTCTGTGCACGTCTACAAAGACAAACCTGATATAGGTGAGTCTGCTTGGATAGGCACCCCTTCTTATCTCTTAAGTAACTCATTCGGTTACTGTCCTGATAATTGGAGAGATACTTTAGTGGAAGTCCCAGATAACTTCTTTAAAAATCTACCTATTGACCCACCTCCACAAGTTGTTGATGTGAAACCTGACTCTTATAAGGGCTTGAAGTCTGACTCCAACAAACGCCAGTGGGGATTGCTCCCATGGAATGCTCTAAAGATTGTTGTAGATGTGTTAATGTTCGGTGCCAAGAAGTATGCTCCAGAAAACTGGAAGCTTGTAGACAATGCTGAAGAACGCTACAAGGATGCCGCAATGAGACACCTTGCTGCGGTGTTCGAAGGTGAGTGGTTAGACTCAGAGAGTGGGCTCCCGCATCTAGCTCACTTAGTATGCTGTGCATTATTTATGTTGAGTTTACACAAAGAGGGTACGGGGTTGGATGTAGAGAATTATGTACTAACAACCAAGGAGTTTGAAGAAAACAAACTGTGTTAAAGTAAGACCTTTTCAAAGTCGGCGTTATACGGAGCCGCTTATGCAATTAAACTAGAATAGGAACAGACATCTATGAAATTAACCTAAACCTAAACAAGAAGGAAACACCAATGAAAATAGTAGCAGGTATCGTGGCAGCGTTTATTGCTGCAAATGTAATAGCAACTGTTAGTGGGCCTGTGTGCATCATTATTGGTGTGTTAGTAATAGCAAATTTATAACAACCTTAGCGGCAGTTGAAAGATTGCCGCTTACCAATTGAGAGGCTAATATGAGTATAATGGATTGGAGCAAGGCCCCTGAGTGGGCTAAGTTTGTAGCTAGAGATTCTAACGGGATTTGGGCATGGTACGAGCACAATCCGCGACTTGTAGGTGGCTCTTACTACACTTCAAGAGGAAGGTCAGTAGGGTGTGTTAGAGAAGAAGTGCCTCCTATTTTACAGGAGCGTCCAGTGTGAGTTTACACAAAAAACTGTGCCAAGGTATCTCAATGCGCCTGCTATCTGAACCTCCCAATTCAGATGTAAAGTTGCTAAGGCGAGTCATGGTAGAAGATGCTGTAGATATTGCAGCTAATCTTGTGTATATGTACAGTAGAGGTTCGGAGCAGATACAGTTTACTGAACTTATCGCTGACATAGGTAGAGCTATTCTAGCCAAGATAGGACACTCTCCTTGTACATTATCTTCTGTTCACTGTGGCGCATTTGTGCTATACGAGCTGGAGGTTGCTGGTTTAATAACCTCTGAGATAGGTCAAGGCAAGAACGGGCACGGTGCGTTTGTCGTTACAGTAAAGGAGTTGACTCTACTACAGAGACTGTGGAGTGCAATTCCTGTTAGACACACAGATAAACTCCCAAGAACAATCCCTTACGAGCGTTGGACCAACTTCACACATAAGTCAGGCGTGCCCTTGGTAAAGTCAAGGTGTTCTGAGATTGCGACTCAACTCACTCCAAGCTTGTGTCCGATTATGTACAACTCGTTGAACAAATCTCAGGAGACAGGGTGGAAAGTAAATGAGGTTATCTTGAAGTATGGCAAGCATCTGCTAAAGAAAGAAGCTAAGGCGTTTGATAGTATCTTTAAGCAACAGAAGCAGCAAGCGAAGATAAGCAAGCTGAGAGAGACACAGTGTTTGTTCACCATAGCTGATAAGATGAAGGGTGCACCTTTCTATCACCTTTATTACTATGACTTTCGTGGAAGAAAGAACTGCAAGACAGCTTACCTAAATGAGATGGGTTCAGATGTGGCTAAGTCTCTCCTGATTAGAGCAGTCAAGGCTCCTATAGGGGAAGAAGGTTACTTCTGGTTAATGTTATCAATAGCAAGTTTATGGGGAGGGGACGCGGGGAGAGAAGATGGTAGAAAGACAGACAAGATAGGTTCACAGGCAAGGTTCCAATGGTCTGTTGACAATGAAGACACTTTACTGAGTTATGCAGAGAAACCTTATGTGAACATAGGGTGGATGTCTGCGGACAAACCTTGGCAATTTATAGCGGCTTGTAATGAGTTAATGCAACTCCGTATCTGGCAGACATACAATGGTGGTGATTATACAAGCTATGGATATGAGAGTGGATTGTGTGTATTCATTGATGGAAGTAACAATGGCAGTCAACATCTGGCAGCCTTAACTAAAGATGAGATAACAGCCTCTAGGGTTAACCTTGTTCCATCAGAGTACCCAGGTGACCTTTACGCGTATGTTGCTGAGAGTGTCTGGGAAGGTATACGAGACAGAATCAACTTAGCTACAGTGGAAAGGAGTTTAGAGGTAATAGCAGACCTTAATAAACTTGTGTCAGAAATGGTGGCTCTTCCTCAAGGGTCTCCTGAGAGAAATACACACTTTGCTATTCTTAAAGAGTATAGAGAGGCTTATAAGGAGGATATTAAAGAAGCCTCGGCTGTATTCTGGGCACAGCTTGTGAGTGAAAGTCAACGCCGTAAGGTAGTTAAGCGTAATGTTATGACGATGCCTTACGGGAGTACAGCCTATGGCAAGGGTGTTCAGCAGTACGAGGACGCTAAGAAACTAGGCATAGAGCACTTGAACTTTGTTGAGAAAACATGGTGTTCTTACTTAGGTAAACTTGTGCACGAAGACTCCATTAATACAATAGAGAAGCCGATGCACCTGCTTAAGATGTTCTCTGAGGCAGGTAAATTAGCAGAAGCAGATGGTCGGTTTCTACAGTGGACTGTTCCTGTTACAAACTTTCCTGTTGTGCAGTATTACATGAAAGGAGTAACCAAAAGGGTTCATGTAGCTTACGGCAATAAGGTAGGTAGGCCTAGCTCAAGTGGGTATTACTCTTGTGATAGATACCTCAGTGTATGTTTTACTGAAATCTTAGAACCAGCTAAAGGTAAACAAGAAAGTGGTGCATCTCCTAACATCACGCACAGCCTTGATGCTGCGCACTTAGCTATTACTGTAGATAAGTGTGATTTTTATGTTACAACCATCCATGACTCTTATGGGTGTTTATTAAAAGATATGCCTGTACTTTATAAAGTTGTTAGAGAGTCATTTGTAGAACTTTACAAAGCAGACCCTTTAACTTTAATCTTAAAGGATATTGGTGTAAATCCAGAAGATGTCCCATTAGGTACACTTGACATAGCTGACATACTGTTGTCAGAGTATTGCTTTATATAAGGAAAATATATGTTGCTATTTAGTACATTACGAGCTTTAAGAGACAGTCGGTACAACAAACAAGCAAAGGAGCTGAAAACAATCTTAGGCCTCCCTTGGAGGGCTCCATTGCAAGAAGAAACAGGAGGCCCTCTTGAAGTTAAAGAGGGATGTTACGAGGGATTCTGTGCATCACATACCCTTACTTGTGGAAGCTCAGTCTACCTGTTATCAGATGGAATTAAACTAGGGATTAAGAATGATTGAGTATGAAACGCTTAGACAAGCCGCAGGCAGCAGATACTGGTTACTAGTAAAAGAGGTTAAGGATGTCCTAGAGATAAGCTGGAGAGCTCCACTGGAAACTGTCTACGGTGGGCCTTTGAGAATAGTTACAGAAAGACCATTAACAGGTAATATTGTTGCTACATTTACCTGCGAAAGTAGACTGTGTGTAACACAAGATGGACTGTACCTGATAGTTACTTATTAGGTATTACGGAAAGCTCTCACTAAGAGAAGTTAATGTAAAGCCCGTCTTGGTGTTCAAGATGAGGTTATTCTAAACTAACCTTAAAGAGAATTATTATGTCTGAGCAAAAAAGTGAAACCGTATTATTATTTGGATGTCTACTACGTTTCATCAAGTTAGACCCCAAGAACCCATCTAATGTGTTTGACCAGAACGACCCTCGCTGGGAAGTTCAAATCTATACCTATGACTCTGCTCAATCTAAAGAGTGGACAGCTAAAGGTTTCGCTCCTAAACTTAAGATGGAAGAGGTTGATGGTGTAGAGAAACCTGTGTATACGGTCGGTCTTAAGAAGAAAGTAATATCCTCAAAAGGCGAGACAAATAAACCTGTTATTGTACGAAATGGTGGACTTCAACCTATCGACCCTAATACAATCGGATATGGTTCAACAGCCAACATTCGCTTGTTTAAGTGGCCGTACAACACACAAGGTAAGAAAGGTATCGGTTTCACGCTAATGGAGCTTCAAGTTACAAAGATTATACCGTTCATACCAAGGGAGCATGAAGACGCGTTTGCAGCAGTAGCTACTGAATATGTAGATGTTCCTACTATGCCGCGCGAAGAAGGCTCTGACTCAGACTATTAAACACTAACCGAAAGGCTCTCTTATAGGGAGCCTTTCTTGGAGGTACATTGAAGACAGTAGTATTTGATATAGAAGCTGATGGTTTATTAGACACAATAACTCAGATATGGGTAGTGTGTACAGTAGAAGTTGAAACTGGGGAAAGACATCACTGGCCTCCAGGTGACAACGGTTGGATGGAATACTTTAACAGTGTCGATGTGTTAGTTGGACACAACGTTATAAACTATGACTTTCCTGCAATCAAAAAGATTACTGGGTGGGAGCCAGACAAGCGTATAAAGATAAGAGATACCTTAATACTGAGCCAAGTGTTAGATTTTTATAGGTTCGGCATGGGAGGGCATTCACTTGCAGTATGGGGTGAGGCTATGGGTGTTCCTAAGGTTGTTCACGAAGACTGGTCACAATACTCAGAGGAGATGCTTCACAGGTGTGCAGTGGATGTTCAGATAAACTTAGATGCTTACGAGATTCTTATGAAAGAGTTTAATAATGTGTTTAAGAATCAGCCAAACATTGCAACATACCTTAAAGCTGAACAGGCTGTCTCTAAATGGTGTGCAACATCAACTGAGTTAGGGTGGCCCTTCGATAGAGCTAAGGCAGAACATCTGATTGGACTTTTGACAAAGGAGACTGATGCTGCCAGAGACGCGTTACTGCCTAAACTTGGTTGCAAAGTTAAACCAAGAGACAAGGTAGGTGGTGTAGTAATTATTAAAGAACCTAAGTGGGTGAAGTCTGGCGCGTATGACCAGCATACAGCTAACTACTTCGGTGTGGAACCTTTCTCAGGATACTGGGGAGAAGAGCGTCCTGTAGAAGGTCCTTTTTGTAGGATAATTATTGAACATCTGAGTTTAGATAGCTCAGATGATGTTAAGCTGTTCTTAAACAGAGCTGGGTGGGAGCCTGACACATGGAACTATAAGCGAGAAGGCAGAAGCCTAGTAAAGACTTCACCTAAAATCACTGAAACATCTCTGGAGTTCCTAGGTGGTGACGGTTTGCTGTATAAAAGGTACCTTGTGAATATGTCCAGACTTAGGACAGTACAAGGGTGGGTAGATGCACTCGACAGTGAGGATAAGATACACGGTTCTTGCTTCACAATAGGTACGCCTAGTATGCGTACACGCCATAAACTTATCGTAAACGTACCTAAAGGGGGTAAGAAGAAAGACGGTAGCCCCGTAAGTCTCTGGGGTTCTGAAATGCGTGAACTATTTATGTGTAAACCTGGATGGGTTATGGTAGGTTGCGACTCAGTAGGGAACCAAGCTAGAGGATTAGGTCATTACCTGAACAGCAAGGAATACACACATCTATTGCTAGAAGGTGACATACATCAGTTTAATGCTGACATAGCTACAGGTATATTGAAAGAAGTTGGTATGCGTGATGTGGTATCAAGAGATACAGCTAAGACGCTTCTCTATGGCTTCTTGTTTGGAGCTTCTGGTGGCAAGATGTGGACTGCTATGTTCAGTAGCAGAGATGATGTGAAAGGTAAGAAGTTCAAAGATGAGTTTGCTAAGCGTATGCCTGGATTTGAAAAGCTTATGAATACAATTGAGAATGTGTATAAACAAACAAATAGAGGAGGAAAAGGTTATATTCCAAGTATAGCAGGTAACAAGGTTTATGTTGATAGCAAGCACAAACTATTGGTGTATCTACTACAGAGCTGCGAGAAGGTTACTTGTGCAACAGCCCTTATGCTAACGGTCGAGAGATTGGAAGCTAAAGGTATCCCGTACCAACCATTAATCTTCTATCATGATGAAATAGATTTCATGGTGCCAGAACAGTATGCTACAGAGGCGGCTGAGATTAGCAAACAAGCGTTTGTTGATGGAGCTAAACTTTATGGTATCCAGATAATGGATGGTTCGTATAAAATAGGCCAGAATTGGCTAGAGGTTCATTAAATGAAAAGACTTGTGAAGAAGATTAAAGAAATACAAAACGAAGCCTATGAAGGTAATGTCGTAGCAGATAAAAGAAGGACTCTTGCGGAGATTAAGAATAAAAGAAAACTTGCAAGAAACAAAAGAAATAATACACCTAAGGTGTCTACAACGGATTACCTATTACAAGGTGATAATGGTAACCGCTTACTAGAGTCTATCCAACAACTTAAAGAAGGAAAGTTGCATGAAAGAGTTTAGTATAATTCATGATGCAGGTTATGCTATGTCTATAGTAGTGAAAGTAAAAGGTCACTTTGAGATAGAGTCCATAGCTTGTGTAGGGTTTACAAGCAATGCAAGGAGTCTAACAGGCCTCTGTGTAACGGAGCAACCTAGTGGACATAAATACTTTCAAGCAAAGTCTGGAGCTATATGGAAAGGTTCTCTAGTTAGTTGCAGACGTATGAGAGTCAGTGAAGTACCTAATGAAGTTAAGGAGTTGTTACAATGATAAGTTTTACATGGTTGTGGGTTTGGTTATTCGGCGAGACATTGCCAAAGGTTACGTTTAGGAAGGGTACGCATGATGTAGCGGTACTTCATGATAGATTGCACTCACCATCACAGGTGTTATGCTACACAGTGTGCGATGGATACTGTGTTAGGTCAAGAACAAGACTCGAACGTGAATACTTTGAATCGGATAGGAAAGGTTGCAAAGAGCTTGCTATTAAGCTTAGAGCTTTGGGTGAGTTATGAGTTTCGGTTGGGTAAATCCTGGCTTTGATTTTAACGGCAACTCTCGTGTTGCGTGTCACTGGAGTAAGATAGGATTGGCTACAGAGACTTACTCTCAGGCAGTTAAACGAGCTAGCCGATTAGGTGGCCGCAAGTATAACACAAAAGCTTGTCCTGATAGTATTGTGTTTCAAAGAGGACACCTTATCTCTCTTGAAGACCGAATCAAAGAGGAACGCTTGAAAGACTCCTTTATGTTTGTAATGCTGGAGGATACAGTTGTGTGTCTTATGCTAGATATTGATGAGCACGTAGGTTACTGTATGTCTTATTCACATATAGGTCAGCATGGTATGGCTTCATTAGATTTATTAAACAAGTGCAGACGTGCAACAAACACCGAAGCTAATGACTTGTATTATGAGTTGATTGGTTTAGGTTACAACATACCTTAGGTAGTTATATGAGTGTAATTCTTGGGGGAACTTGGTATCGGAGCGAGGAGGATTAGAGTATGATTACTATCGTACACACTCCTACAAAAGAGAGTGTGTACTTGCAGCGAATAGAGGCTTTTAAATATAGAGGTGCTCCTTACAAGAGAAACTTAGACTTAGGAGGCAATGGTATTATATACTACTGGTGGAATAAGAAGTTCAAGGGATTACTAGAGGGTGGAAATAGAAGTATAGCCTTTCAGATTTACAAGTTGTATCTTAGGTATCTACAGGAGGATGTGGAGCTCTACTGCAACTGTGAGTTTGGAGATATGTGCCCATCGAGAGCAATCAAGGAAGCTATAGAAAGCTGGGAGCTTTATCAAGAGCACCCTGCTTATGCAACGTATCCAATAATCAACAAAGGAGTCAAAAGTGACTGATACTCTCCATGTTATAAATGAGATGAGGACAGGTGACACAATCTGTCTAGATAGCAAGGTTTACACGAAAGTTAATAGTGAGTCGGGTTGTTGTGAAAGATGCTATTTTACAGACAAGTTTTGCATCGGTGTTAATTGTATGAAAGAAGGTTCAAACATAGAGGTGGTTAATGATAGCTCTAATTAAGTTTGTAAAGAGTCCATTGATAATTAAGCGGTCAGAAGCTGACCAACTAGGTATCAGGTGTGAGGAAACTGCACGAGGTTTCTGTCTAAAGGATAACGAACTCTGTGTAAAAGAATCTTACCATAAGATAAGAGATATTGAGTGTAAGCTGACAGATAACGGGTCTTATGTCACAGCTAACAACGAGATAGTTGCATCTTATTGGCTTGTAGATGAAGTAGATGAATCTGTCGATATGTCTAATACTGTTCTAGTCACTGGTTCACATCTTGTTGACTTATTAAAGTTTGCACCTTTGTGTAAATTTCCATACTCTATTCTTGAGTGTGTACAACCATCAACTGCACCAGATATTCTTCAAGAATTACTGTTCACAGTAGAATCTAAGGTAGAGAGGCTTGTGGCTACTATATCTAATGTGAACAAAGACTTTAACACAAAATGTGATGTTCATGTAGGAGGTGGTCTTATTGCAACATTTAATGAGGTGTGCTTAAAAGAGGATACCTGCACAGATGCGTTACAAACAACACTCACAGATGGTTGGCGTATTATAGCTGTGTGCGTACAACCTGACCAAAGAAGACCTGACTATATATTAGGAAGGTACAACCCATCACTTAATATAGACCTTGGAGCTAAACGATGAAAAGTATTGATGAAATCTTTAAAGATGCTACACAAAAAGTGACAGACGCAAGCAACTTAGTAGTTCGCTTGGAAAAGGAACCAGGGAATCCTAGAGACTTTGCATCCGAAGAGTCTGTGATGCTGTGCCTTCATGAGAGACACACTCTAGGTGACAGACAAAGCTTTGATTACCTAAAGAGTTCTGAGGATGTGTCTGGATGGGAGACTATGAAGGAAGCTATCATGAAAGATGAAGCCCCAGTCAGCATTCTTCCACTATTCTTGTTAGACCACTCAGGGTTGACTGTCTCAACGTCAGCCTTTAGCTGTCCTTGGGATTCAGGACAAGTGGGTTACATTTATAGTAATACATTATGCGAAGAAGAGCTTGAACACCAAGTTCAGGACTACAATAGATACCTGAACGGTGAAAGCTGGGAGTGGATTTATGAGGAGTGTGATGGCAGTTGGTGGGGGTCTTGTGGAGGTTATAAGTCAGAGTCTGATGCAAGACAAGGTGGTCAGTGTTTCTTGGAAGAGAGAGAAGCAGCGCGAAATAGTCAAGTATATGTCACAAGTGTACTAAACGGAAAGAAGGCAATTGAATCTGGGTTGTATTCAGCTGTGTTCATAGATGTAGCTTTACTGCTCAAAGACAAGATTACCACCATTGATGAGATAGCTTTTCCTGACATCTATGTGGACTTGTGGTCAGCAGAGGACATTGCTAATAACTCAGACATTACAGAAGAGCAGGCAATAAAGGTTATAGCAGAACTTAACAAGAAGGACGGTCTAACAGACTATTCTGATATTCAAGGTGTAGTTGATAATATGTTTGGAGGAAGCAATGAGACATGAAATCGGTGAAGTTTTCGGTGCATGGGTTTTAATAAATCCTCCAGATATAGGAGGTATAACATGGCTAGCTAGATGCGCTTGTGGTTTAGAGAAGGAAGTTAGAATAGGTGACCTTACTACAGGCAAGTCAACTATGTGTGTAAATTGTAGTAACTTGTTAAAAAGAACAGACAGTCATACATATCCTGCCACCTATAAGGCGTGGTATGATATGAAGCGTAGATGCAGCGACCTAGGCAATGCTAACTACGGAGGGAGAGGAATCTCTGTATGCGCTCAATGGCTGGATTCATTTACTAACTTCCTAGAAGATATGGGAGAACTTCCTTCTGATAAGCAATCTTTAGATAGAAAGGATGTAGATGGTAATTACGAACCATCTAATTGCAGATGGGCAACCTTTACTGAGCAGGTTAATAATACACAAATAGCAAAGGACAGAGGTTATTCTATAGCTACAGAAGCTTTAAACTCTGGAATCCCTGATAATGTATTGCGAGCTAGGCTTAGTAGAGGCTATTCTTTGGAAGACGCTCTAGCTAAGAGTGAAACAACACCTTACAGCACATCTACTTCTGGAATAAAAGGAATAAGCTTTGATAGTAGTAAAGGTAAGTGGAGAGCTGCTGTAACGCTTAGTGGTGTAAGATGGCGTTCAGGTTATTTCACTGATGCCTATGAAGCAGTTGCTGCTCTGAATGTAAAGAGAGTAGAATTCAACCTTGAACCTGTTTCTATGGACGTACCTCTATGACTGTTTTAATTATTGACGGGGACATGATTGCCTATTATAGCTGTCCTCCTCGTGAAGACAAGGAAGTATTCAAGATAACACCTGAGTTCCAGACAACAGGCAAGGCAGATAAGGTTTACACAGACGCTGAGAATGTGGATTACCTTAAACAGTGTTGGAGTATCTTCGAGAATCGTATCAAGCGGTTACAAGCTTCGGTGTTCTGCACTGAGTTACTTATGGGTGTAGGTGGTTCTACAAACTACCGTAACTTGACGTACCCTATCTTGCGGGATAGTGAGGGTAAAACTATTTGTGGATATAAACACAGTCGCCGTAATAAAAGCTCTAATCCTTTGGACTACAAAGTAATTCCTGCACTAAAGACTCTATCCGTGATGCACGGTTACGCAGTTCTGTGTGAAGGTCGTGAAACAGATGATTATGTTCGTATATGGGCAGAGGAGGCTAAATGGGCTGGTAAAGACTATGTAATCTGCACTGGCGATAAGGACCTAAGATGTATTCCTGGAAACCACCTACATCCTAAGGAAGAGTCAATCAGCGTGGTGTCTGAATTAGAGGCAATGACACTTTACTATCAACAACTAATAATGGGAGATAGTACAGACTGTATTCCTGGGTTACGCTTACATGGTCCTGTAAAGGCAGCTAAACTAACAGAAAGGTGTACAACACATGAAGAGTTTCAGATGGCTGTTATTGAAGCCTATTATAATGTTCATGGTGAAAAAGATTGGGCTAACTATTTGCTAGCAAATGGAAAGCTTATACACATACAACGCCATATATGTGATTACTTCTCTTTTGAGGAGTGGCCTTTGGCAAGAGAGTTACTAGGATTAGACTATGACTAAAGAACAGTTAGATATAGGAAATGAGCTTCTGAAGATTATAGCCAATTACAAGGCTTTGTTAGAACTTCATGCTGATGATATGTTAGCGATACGTTTGGTGGAACTTGATGAAGACGATGATGACGATGGGGTTTTAGACATTTCCACTGGATTGTACAAGTTACTTGAAAATGCAATGGTATGTTCATTGACATCTTGTTATAACGAGGCCGTTAGGGAGTTAGAATAATTATGAAAACAAGTCTATATGTATTACTATTATTACTTGCAGGTTGCGATTCACAAGCTGACATTGAATATAACGCAAGGAAGGTGCAAGGTATGTGTGAAGTATTTGGCGCATACCCAGTTATCATTGGTGGTCTTTGGGAACGAATCACAGTAGTATGTTCTAACGGTCTTAAGCTAGAGGTATCAACTTATGATTATAAAGGTGAAAACACCGCAGCAGGTAGCAAGGATTCACACACAATCCCGTAAGTCTTTACGCACTAGGCCTAAAAGGCGTGTGCAAAGAACCTGTGTATGTAGCCTTTACTGGTTCCCTCACAGATACCAGTTTACTAAGTGCCCAGGAGACTTGTGGGATAAGATAGCTTTAGAGTTAGGGTTTACTATAAAGATAGTGAATCCTAGAAAGTGTCCATTTTAACAACAACACCTGCTAGTTAATCCTAGCAGGAAACTTAAGAGGAAAGTATGTCAGGATTAAAGATATTAAATAGAAGTAACGCCAGAGCTGTGATAGAAGGTGCTTTTGCAGGTAATCGAACACCTATGTTTGTAGATGTGTCATCCTTGCTGAAAAGAGGTGGAGACTTGCCTGAACACATCCTTGATATTATAGAAGGAAATGTAGCTGTACATCTCTTAGATGAATATGATATTCAAGAGGTTGATGATGTAACAGACCACGAAGCTAAGGCTACAATAGCTTACCTTGCTACAACAGGTACTGTAACAAAAGGCAGTAACAAGGCACAAGCGATATGTGACTTCCTAGCTGAAATAAGAGGCGAAGATGGCAAAGCTTAAGCCTTACAAAGGTCCAGTCTTAATGACTGTGGAGAACATCCACGATAACGGCCAGTGGAACTTTCCTGAACAAATGGGTGGAGCAGAGTTTGAAGGCTTCATCTATGTAATGAAGCACTTACCTACAGGTGCAATGTACTTAGGCAAGAAGAGCTATAGAGGACGCACTGGTGTGACTTCTGCTTGGAAATCCTACACTAGCTCATCTGAAAAGGTTTTAAAGTGGATGGAAAAGACTTCGCACTCTGAATGGGAGTTCACTTGCGTTGAGCAGTACAAGACCAAGAGTGGATTAAACTATGCTGAAACTTGGTCACTATGTTTCCTTGATATTCCTTATAAACAGTGCTGGCTCAATAAGCGCATTGAGGAAATCTCTTGGGGTTGCAAAGAACACAGAACAGCTAGTCACATTGAGCGTTTAGCTAAATTTAACACATAAGAGGTTTGTATGAAGAAGATAAGATACACTGTAGATAGTTTGTCAGTGAGCTCTATGGAAGATGCTATTAGAGAGGCTTCAAGAGAACCATCTTTGTTGGTAATTGAGATTGTATCTGAACCTTATGAAACATTAAGCTTAGAAACAATCTTGAAAGATATCGCTATGGACTCTATTATTGATGTGTGGTCTCCAGAGTTTGTAATGTGCCACGGAGACTGTTCAAAAGAGGTTGCCATTGAAGCATTGAAGCTGATGCAGGAAGAGTATGATATCGAGGTAGGATATAACATTGAGGTTATGTACTGTGCAGTGAACCAATGCAACACGCCCAAGGCAATCACAAAAAGATACTTAGCAAGCCTAGGCATCTCCTTGAATGATGTTCTGCTGGATAGTGTACTAAAGATAGATAAGAGTGACTTGATTGAAATGATTAGTCACAAAGAACCTTTTAAAGTGTCTATATGCACTTCGTCATATCCCCGCCTGTGGAGAGAGGTAGTGCAGTGCGGTATTATGGTATGTGAAGAGACTCTTGTACCACACAAATGGTTAGTTTTAAGAGTAGACTGTAACGGGTTGTACTCTGCTGTGTTTTATTGTGATGCAGATGATATTAATATACAGGTAATTGAACTGATTTAAAAACAATAGTGTAGCCGTTTACGAGCGGCTACTTTACTTTCCTTAAGAGGTAAAAATGGCAAACGTATCACAGCAACACCTTCCTTGTCCTTGTGGAAGTAGCGATGCAAGAACACTATACGATGATGGCTCTAGCTTCTGTTTCAGTTGCAGTAAAGCCACTAAAGCAGGGAGTGAGGGAGTTTCAGTATTCACTCCAACAACTACATCATCTTATTCAAGAGAGACTGTGGAAGATATTCATGGGTACCCTGGAGATAGGGGGTTTCAAGACAGGCGTATAAAGAAGGAGGTTGTAGCCTTTTATAAGTGTAAGGTTAGTTACGGAGGTAATGGGGAGATAGATACCCACTACTACCCTTATGATAGCAGTGCGGCTTACAAGGTGAGGAGATTACCTAAAGAGTTTAGTTGGGTAGGTAAATCTAAAGCTCTGTTTGGACAAGAACTGTTCCCCGCTGGTGGACGTAAGCTTATTATCTGTGAAGGTGAGCTTGATTGTTTAAGTGTAGCACAGGCTTCGTACACAAGGTATCAAAGATTTTACCCTGTGGTAGCTTTATCAAGTTCAGCTATGGATGCTTCATTATTAGAAGCTAGAGAATGGATTAGGTCATTTGATGAGGTTATTCTCTTTCTAGACCAGGATGAAGCAGGTTTGAAGTGCCAGGCTAAGGCTATTGCTATCATAGGTATAGACAAGGTGAGGCTTCCTGTGCTCACTGTAAAAGACCCTAGCGACTGCTTAGTGCAACTAGGACACGAAGCCTTGATGCAGGCTGTATTTAACGCTGGTAAATACATACCTTCTGGGATTATCACCAGCAAAGAGATATGGGCTGCAATCGTCGATGACAAAGACAAGATAGCACATCCTTACGCTAAGTGTCTAGGAGGTGTTAATAAGAGACTCCTTGGAAAGCGTGAAGGTGAGATAGTGCTATTTGTGTCAGGAACTGGTAGCGGTAAGTCTACACTGTTAAAGGAAGAGATTATCAACATCATTGAAACATCTACTGACAAGATAGGTGTTGTCTCCTTGGAAGAGCTGCCTAAGAAGACTGCCAGAAAGCTTGCAAGTATGGCACTGAATGTAAATGAGTCTGTACACAAACTCCCAATTGATGAACTACAAGTAGGCTTTGATAGGTTATTTGGTGACGATAGGATTATACTTGTTGACCATCAAGGTTCTGTTGACGACTTAAGCTTGATAGCAAAGCTTGAATATCTAGCTTTATCTGGGTGTAAGTATCTATTTGTTGACCACATAACAATACTTGTGTCAGAAGGTGCAGGTACACTAACAGGAAACGAAGCTATAGATAAGGTGATGAACGACTTACTTAGGGTTGTTACACAGTTTTCTGTGTGGATAGGTTTAGTAAGCCACTTGCGTAAAACACCTAACGGCTCACGTTCGTTTGAAGAAGGTGTAATGCCTTCAATGGATGATGTAAAAGGGTCAGGTAGTATTAAACAGATATGTGCTGACATTATAGGCTTCGCTAGAGACTCTTCCGCAGAAGATGATACAGTCAGAAGAACTATGAACATCTCTGTATTGAAGGCCAGAGAGACAGGAGACACTGGCTTCGTTATACCAGCTATCTATGACTATCCGACTGGAAGGTATAAAATGCTTGAGAGTTTTGCACCTAAGCCTAAGGAAGAACCTAAGAAGTACGATGCAAATAATCCAGTAACATCTTTATAGGTATAAGTATGAAAGAAGAAGAAGAGATTGACACAGAAGTTCGCCACATAACCAAAGCAGGTACTAATATCTTTTCAGACCTAGGTTTCAGTGATGATGAAGCTCAGGTTTATCAAGAGGAGCTCCAACAGTACGTTGCATTTAAACAAGGCGAAGCGGAGGAGCATTAGTGATAGACTATGTAACGATATACACAGATGGAGCTTGCCGTGGGAATCCTGGAGTAGGTGGCTGGGGTGCTTCACTGGAATACAAAGGAAACACCAAAGAAATCTTTGGAGGAGAACCGCTTACCACAAACAACAGAATGGAGCTTATGGCAGTAATCAAAGCTCTACAAGCACTAACTCGAAGATGTCCTATCAAGGTTCACACAGACAGTGCTTATGTATTAAATGGGATTACAACATGGATAGAGTCTTGGAAGAAATCTGGCTGGAAGACATCTACAAAGAAGCCTGTTAAGAATGTTGACCTGTGGCAAGAACTGGACAGACTCAATCAGTATTACCATGTTGAGTATGTTAAGGTGAAAGGCCACTCTGGCAACAAAGGTAATGACAGAGCTGATGTACTAGCTAATAAAGGTGCGGATTCCATATCGGTGTAATTTGTGCTAAATTCTCAGAATCAATCGACACAAATACCGATTCTGGAGAACTGAGTACCGCTGACTAAACGATAAAAATTTAGTGTCACAGTTCATCGGTTGATACCTGAAAATGCCGCTGTGACGATTCTAAGAAGCCATGAAATTTGGAGGTTATCAAGTTAGAGATAGTAAAGTTTAATGTTAGTCTAGTAAGCTATTATAGGGTTCTCCTAGATAGTGTTTACCAGACAAGAAGGAGATAGTATGAAAATTCAACACAAGGCTTCAACAAGTGACCTTGGCTATAGACTAAACGAAGCACTTGACGTAGCTAGAAGAGCTAACAGTAAAGCAGAGTTACTACAAACTGCCAGCGATTTACACAAAAACCTAATCAAGGCACAAGCAGGACTTGATACCGATAGTGAACTCTTCGTCTTGCTTGACGACGCAGCACACTTTATAAACACCTGTAAGGTATAACTTCAACTAAGGCTTCTTAGATATCTCTATGAGGCCTCTTATAGGACTCCAATGAAAACTTTTTACTTCAACACTGGCGTTACCTTATGTAACACTGAAGGATTGAGTGCTGGACAAATATGGCGTAACGGGACTAAGCAAATCCCTTTCGACTGCGAAGATGTTCCAGACAATGCTACCTTTCTATTTGCCTGTGACAACTCCGAACCTAATTCAGAAGATGTTATAGTAAGATTAATTCACAAATCAACTCTAGTGTCTAAATACGCACACTTCAATACAAATAAGAGATAATAATGAAAGACTTTACAAAGCAATTCTTAATGCAGGCATACTTAAGGTGTGCAGAGGTACTAGACGATATAAGGTTTTCAGTAATCACTGAGATTCAAGGTGTCTCTTACACCTTTACAAGAGACACAATAACATCTTTAGATACTTGTGTTAGAGTAGATGAATTGTGTAGGCTAATAGATGCCGAACTGGCGTCTCTTAAGACAACTGTATATTTAGACGGCTACGATGCAGTGGATAACCAGTGGGTAAAGTGGGAAAGAAACAAGTGGGTTCCACTGGGTGATATAAGCCTGTTACTTACGACTGACTTGGTTGTTAGAAACAAACACGCTGATATGATGAAGGCTCACAAGAGCAACCCTCTTAGAAAGGTTATCAGATTGCAACCTTTCAGTAGTAAGTGGGAAGTTAATTTACCTTCCTGGAGCTTCCACTCTACATACGCCTTTGCAAACGAGCCTGTGAAAGTGCCATTCAATGGAGAGGTTCTTTACTATAAAGGCTTGTTTATAACAAGAAAGTTGATGTTCGATTTACAATCAACTAAGCACTGCATATTGTGGCAGAGAGATAAACTATTCAGAACAAGAGAGGCAGCAGTTGAAAGTAGATAAGAAGATAATCGGATACAAAGTCCTGGCGCAAGGAGAGAGTACTGTAAAGGTTGAAGTTATGGGCGAGCACATAGAACGACCTGAGGTACTTCTAGGTGCTACATACAAAACACGACCGAGCAACTCTGAATGTGCTTTCTATGTCACAATAAATGACATAGTGTTAAATGGTGTTAAACACCCTTATGAAATCTTCATAAACAGCAAAGGTGTAGCAGCATCTCGTATGGTCGCACTTTGTAGAGTGCTATCTGCTGTGTTCAGAAAAGGTGGTGACATCCTGTTTATAGCTGAGGAGTTGAAGCAGGTGTTCGACCCCTCTGGGCCTTATACAAGTAAGCGGTGTTATCCTGGTGGTAAGCGTAAAAGGTTTAATAGCTTTGAAGCTGAGATAGGGGACATTCTTGAAGAGCATCTAAACTCTGGTATTGAGCGTAAGACAGTGATGCCTGCTATTATGGCAGTACCTTATGGTAGAGATAAGAGTGTACCAACAGTTGTGTTAGAAGGTGAAGAGCCTATTATCACCAACCCTTGTCCAGAGTGCAAAGAGCAGCTTGTGTTAATGGACGGTTGTTTAACTTGTACCAGTTGTGGGTATTCAAAATGTGGTTAAAGATTGTATGGAGTATACTCGAGTTAGTATGTGTTGGTCTTGTAATTGCGACGCTTGTGCAAATAGCTATCGTATATGTGACGGGAAATGGTTGTATTAGGGTTGAGTCCAAATCACACACAATCCATCAAACTAGAGGTTGCGTTTAAGTAACAACCTTATACAGAAAGAACCTAGAGAGCATCTAGCTATATCAGTTTGATGTGTTCTCTAGGGATTAGGAGGTAATGTATGTCAAGAAGAGCAGCAGCAAGATTGAATCCTATACAGGCAATATGGATGGACGATTTAGAAGGATACAAGGTAATCTTTCTGGAGACAGAAGAGTTTGTAAGGCCTGTGTTATTTGTTAGAGACTTCCCAGGGATTGTCCAAAAAGGCTACACATTACTTGGGAAGTTTAAAACTAATAAGGACTGCTTAATAGGCCCTTTTAATCACAGCGGACATTTCACATACTTGCACAAAGTAGCTATGAACAGGGTTCTTTTAGATAGTGTGTTGTATGAAAGACTTCCTTATGAAATTAAAGGCACTGACATAATCTTCTTGAAGGAAATCAAATGACTCAACTAAGAGAGAAAGACTTGGACAAACTGTTCAAGATTAGAAAGCTGATGGAACCTATATGGCAAATACGAGGAGAGACTGTATCTAAGTTCAAACTGCATACATACAAAGTTTCATTAAAGGCTAAGTGTTGTGTATTCACAGACAAAGAGGGTGTCAACAAAGGTCTGATGTGGGAAGAAATAGAAGACCTTGGTGGATACCACGAACTTAATGTAGTATTTACATACGAAGGGAAGTCTTTAATAGCTGTACCTGAGACAACCTTTGATTGTAGTGGATGTTTCTTTAATGATGTTTTAAACGGCTGTACAACAAAGAAGGTCTGCTTCGGTGAAAAGAGAGAAGACCTTATTGATGTAATGTTCGTGGAGGTACATAGTGACACAGTCTGAACCTCTCAAGGATACTCCAGATAATATGCTTGCTGAACAGATTGCTGCAATAGATTTGTCTGAGTTACCCAGAGACAAGTTATTAGCAATACACAACATCATTGTAGATGGAACTACAAAGTTCTGCCCTAAGTGCCTATCAACATCGCTTGCTAGGTTTAGTAGCATAAATCTAAAAAGGTGTACTAGATGCTCACTTGATATTCCATGGGTTTTAACTAAAGGTCAGAAACGATTATGAATGTATTATTAGAACTTCTGTCACAGAAAAATCTCCATGTACACACTATAGACCTGGAAGCAAGAAAGAAGGTTATGGAGGCTTATTGTAGTTATGAGAAAAATGAGTTCAAGAAGTGCTTTGATAACACATACAACGCTACACACTATATAATGCACGATGCAGATGTAGTGTTCGTAGGTACCCAAGAAAGAATACCTAACTTTGTGAAGGACTTTAATGAATAGTAACTTAATAGCAGAAGTATTTGGTCTGATTCGCGAAACCACCAAGACATCCAACAAGAAGAAAATCTTGAAGGATTTTATTGACAATGCAAACTTGCAGCGTGTACTTGTAGCAGGACTTACCCCTACAACAAGCTATGGTATTGCTAACTTACCTGTAGTAATTAAACACGGCAGTAAAGTATTCGATGACACTACATGGGAAATCATCGACTCACTCAGCAAGCGTACACTTACAGGAGATGCAGCCAGAGTAGCTATCTTGGGGGAACGTGTACAGCTTACTGAGGAAAGCTCTAACTTGTTGTTCCAGATACTTACCAAAGACTTTCAAGCTGGATTTGGTATTAAGTTGGTGAACACAGTAAGCCCTGGTCTTATCAACACTGTACCTTATATGAGGTGCAGTCTGTGGAAAGACAACACAGTCAACTGGGCAGGCGGTATCTATGTTCAAACTAAGTGTGATGGACTTTATGGCGATGGTACGCTAGAGTGGGGACTGAGGTCAAGGACTGGGCACAGCCTCTACATTCCTCAGGTTGTAGAGGAGATTGAACTTCTGCTTGAGGAAGGTGAGAGATTGAATGGTGAGTTGCTATTCTACCATGCTACGTCAGGGTTGCTACCCAGAGAGGTAGGTAACGGTGTAGCTAACAGCAATGCACCTGTCCCTGATGACATAACACCTATGTATGTTGTGTGGGATTTATCACACTCAAACAAACCTATTAGTTACCAGGAAAGGTTCGAGGAGCTTCAAGATAGACTATCATTACTTAGTCTTAATCACATACACCTTGTGAAATCTAGTGTAGCTTTTACAATGTCTTCTGCGAGAACAATCTTTGACTGTGAGACAAGTGTAGGTGGAGAAGGTGTTATCCTAAAAGACCCACTAGGTTTATGGCTAGATGGTACATCCACTAAGCAGTGGAAAATGAAGAAAGAGTTCACCTGCGAATTACGGGTAAAAGAGTTTATCGAAGGTACAGGAAAGAACACTGACACATTCGGTTCTTTATTGTGTGAAACAGATGACAGAATGCTTAGTGTCGCTGTGTCTGGGTTCAGTGATAGGCTTAGACAGGAAATCTGGGACAACGAAAGAGACTACCTAGGTGCGATTATTGAGGTTAAGTTCAAGGATGTGATGCACACAGATAAAAAAGGCTACAGCCTATTTGAGCCAAGGTTTGTTGCATTTAGAACTGACAAGACTGTTACAGACACTACAACCTACATTGTGGAAGGTGCTAAATGATTTACCGACACAACAACTCGAAGGTTCTCTATGAGGTGCTTCACTTTGTATCCTTAAAGGTTCCTGTGATAAAGGTGTGGATTAAGTTTGTGATGTACACCAGATTCACAGGATTTGATAGGCGCATTTATGTACGCTTTGATGGAGACTTTAAGAGAGCCTTTACTAAGGAGTTACATCCACACACCATTGAAGAGGAAAGTGCTAGAGGAGGTTAGCGCAAACAGAGGTATCTTATATAGAAAGACCTAAGGAGCCTCTTAGCCGTGTTGGCTGGAGGTGTTCCTTAGTTAGATTGGAGAGTTAATATGCAAGCTATAAACGGATGCAGTAATAAAGAAGCAGCTAGACGTGCAGTGAGAAATACATTCTCACAAGATGCAGGGTTTCTTAATGGAGTGTCTGCATTGGACAATCCAAGATACTCTAAGCAAGCTATGAATAGAGTTGCAAAAGAACAAAGAAGAGCTCAACGTGCCTTTCATAAAGAAGGTGAGTTTCGAGTATAACTTAACCGAATCAGGTTTCCAAGGAGTAAATTTATGCCATAAAATTTGAGCTACACGCGCCGATAACTCACATTGAGGTATTCGCCGCTCTAGCGATTTGCGCTGTTCAGGTACACAAAAAGGGTGCTTAGATTCGATGATTGTCGGTTCGTGAGAAAATTACCTCACACTTAAAGAACTACCCAACCATTAATTAATCTAGAGAAATATCATGTCAATTAAACCAGTAGCACAAAAAGCACAAGCAGTATTCGTAATCATTGTTGATGGTGAGCGTATGTATTTCGACAGCCAACAAGAGGCTGACGATTTCCAACGTAATCCGATGGTTCAGGCGGCTTTAACTGAACTAACTGAATCAACTGGTGCAACCGCTGACTTGGCTGACTTCTTGTTTGAAAACAAAGACGCAATTGCTGACTGCTTTGGTGCTGGTAAAGCTCGTAAACTAAGCCGTAAAGAACGTGGCGAATTAGAACGTGCTCTTAAAGCCTTGGTTGCATTAGCTAATCCAGACTTAGCTTTCTTGGCAACACACGCTGAAACCGTCAAGTCTAGCTTTAAGTTTGAAGCTAAGCGTATGTCGGATGACGATAGAAAACTGTTGGTCAAAGGTGCGATTGTTACACTGGTGAACAATACTAACGTGAGCGATTGGATTAACACCAACATTGAAGCATTGAAAGAAGCGTTTAATGCAGGTATTGAAAAGCGTGTCATCAGTGACGGGCTTGTAGAGTACCGTGAACGTATGGCCGCTGAGAAAGAAGCTAAACGCTTAGCAGCAGCATAAGTTACAGGCAGTGAATATAGACCTTGAGAGGTTTGTGTTCACTGCCTTTTTTTTTTTACACAAACATAGAGATTATTAAATGGGTACTATCTTATTGAACAATATCAACTACAATGTTGTAGGCAAGTCTGCGACACACTTATTAGTAAGCCTTCCAGGTTGCTCTAAGATATACATGGTGGAAAGACCTACACCTGTTGTTATGGTTGAGTTGCTACCTGACTGGGTTCCTGGAGCTACAGCAATGCGTAACGGCCTAGAGGTAGGTGTTGTGACTGATGTAATACACACACTAAACGTGCCTATGGTAAAGATAGGGCTTTCTTGGATTTGTAGTTCACAATTAGAACTCAGGCAGTGGTAGAGTTTCTTCAATTTATACAAGGCATATGTATAGGTACACTTCTTGGGCTTGTCTGGCTTGGTTTAACTTCTAAGGGATAACAATGATTTATTTAGCTTGGATTGTCTTTGTCATAACAGTGTCTATTATTGCGAATGAACATAAAAAGGACAACAGAAGAACTGAAAGCTTCACACCATTCCAGCTTACTACGTTCCAAAAGACTAGAGGCTGGATAGCATTAACTTACATATTCTGGTTCTACTTCGGACTATAACCTAGCTCTCTGTCAACATGAGCCCTATTGGGTTAGTGTTGGCGGAACACCTTTACACTTTTTTTTTTTGCTTATAATCTCGGAATTACACCTTTAGTTGTACACTAATACTTATGTAAGTTAGAGAGGTGTTCGGAAGATAGGGAGTTAAGGTACAATCCCTCACACTTAAAGAATAGGGAGGCCCCCCGCTAGTGACTCTAAGGCAGTTACTAAGGTATAGCCTAGGGGTAGCTAACTATATAGTGTATTAAGCTCTCTTATGTTATAGTAGTATATTCCTAAGT